GACCCGCCGAAGTGTAGTAGTTGCCGTTGACGAGAGGAGAACCGAGAGCATCCGTGAAGGACACTTGCGGGAACTGACCGTTCTGTGGCTCGGCGTAGTCCGTGAGCGACGCGTAGCCAGAGATGGGCGAGTTCGTCGCACCGTAGGCATCATCGTAGCACTGGTACTTGTCCAGCATCGTCGGGCAAGTACGCTGGAGACGATTCTTCTTGTAGTCCGTTAGACGGAGAACCTCCTTGAGTACATCTTGGGAGTTGATGACGCTCGTGGTGTCGTTGATCGTCGCAGTCGTGGTGGAGCAGAGCGAGTTGAGGGGAAAGGCTGGGAGAGACCAGTCTACAGCGGGTAGCCATAGAGGCATACCAGCGTTGCCGAGTACGAAGTAGCGGGTCTGGGCATCAGAAGTGTAGGTGACCGTCTGCTGGAGAAAGGCAGTGGAAGTCCACTCTAGACCGCGATCCACGAACACATTCTCGCTGGGGACATAGATGTTGTAAGTGTGCTGGGACGAAGTCGCCGAGATGGCGTTGAACGGAGCGTTCGTGAGGGACAACGCACCCTTCTCAACAGCATACTTCGGGCGATTCTGGACGATACGAGAATCAAATACAGCCAACTTCTCAATGTCGGCACTCATCTTGTTTATGTTCTATCTACAGAAAGTTTTAGAGGAACTCACGCTCCCCATTCTTGAGTTTTCGTGGGGAGTCCCTTCTTCTTGAACATCATCTTGAAGGATACAGAAGATAAGTTCGTCATCGCAATAGGGTAGAGTTGATTATTAATACGGTTCTTCCAGAAGACTTGGACATCTACTCCTTGTAGAGGCTGGTGAGAGGCAAGGAAGTCGGATAGACGATACTCGGCAGACGGCACATAGTAGATAAAGGACTTCCAAGATGCTGATCCCTTGTCCATCGGCAGAGAGAGATCCGTGATTACGCGGGTGAAAGCAGACTTCGCGGTGGCTTGTGAGTTTCCGATATTGCCTTGTCCGACGATGACGGGAGCGGAGTTTGACTCGGGTTTCACGGGCATCAAGGCTGATGCGAATACGATAGACGAGATGGGAGACCAGAGTGTATCCGTAGACGGTGTCTCTTGCGTGATCGTCCAGTACACCTTCTGCTCGTTGAGGACGGACAGAGGGTTGGAGGCTGGGTTCCCACTTCCAGAAGGGACGAAGCCAAGAGGAGGTGTTCCAGCATACGGTGAGAGACGGTAGTCAGAGACATCCGTGTAATACTTGTTCGGCACAAGGATCTCGTACACATACCCCGTCGGGGCTGGGATACCTACATAAGGACCATTCGTAGGTGAGGATGTGTTCCAGTAGAGGAATGAGAAGTTGGCGAAGAGGTTGTACATATTCGTGTTGAAGAACAGTTTGAACTGGGGAGGCGAAGCAAATCCGCCTTGAGACGAAGAAGGTGTAAAAGAAGTGAGACGGGAACCGTATCCATCGCTATCAAAGGTAATCGTGAAACGCTGGGATGGTCCGTCATACGACATCTGCGGAGGCTGGGCAGTCGCGTTCAAGAAGTCCTTGAGAGTCGCATATGGAAAGGCTCCTAGACCACCGTTCGCCACCCACGCATCATAGAAGGCATAGAAGGTATCGCAGATCGCACACGAAGAAGCGAGACGAGGCGAGGAAGAAGGATCTAGTGCGAGATCATTCGGGTTAAAGATCGTGAGATTCACGAGGTTCATCCACCGCTGGTAAGTGTAGACCCAGTAGTAATCGGTAGAGAGATCTTGCGGACGACCTTTCTTATCGCCGATGAGTTGCCAGTAGAGTGCGTTCGGAGGAGCATTACCTACCGTAGTCTGGAGGGCTTGGTAGAAAGGACCCAAAAAGGTATTCTGGTTGGTCGCAGTGAAAAGAGGAGTAGAGGATACAATGTCTCCCGCATCGTAAGTCGTACCCGCTTGGTAGTATCCGATGAACTTGTCGTTTGCTAGGGTTTGGGGAATGGGTGAAGTCTGGAGGTTCTTATTCTGCGGTGAATAGATCACGAAACGGGTTGGAGGAAGAACCGTAAGCGTCACATTCGTACCAGCGGGATTGTTCGTGCCGAGTTGATTCCAGAAGGTCACTGCTTGAGAGTTGATGAGCGGATCGGGTGGCTGGACTCCCGCACCAGTAGAAGGACCATTCGCTCCGAGTGCTTGGGCATACAGAACCGTCGTGCCGTCACCCGAACTCACATACGACACATAGTCTCCATCCGCATAGTTCGTGGAGAGAGAATACGCCGTCACTAGAATCGTTGATCCAGTTGCGATCGTCTGCTGGTAAGGAATCGCCATTCCGTAGGTTGAAAGATTCACATTGACTTGACCCGTACCTTGACGAATGGTTGGGATGAACAGCGGTAGATCCAAGTTGGCTCCGTTCATCGTGAATCGCACGATGGAGAAGTTGTACTTGGAGATGTCGCTGATAATGGGGAAGTCACGGGTCTCGTTGAACACGATGTTCGGATCTTGGATCGCGTCGCCCGTTGAAGTCTGATCATCCGTCGTGTTATTGACGATGTCTGCGTTGTAATACACATAGTCGGGATCCATATCAGTCCCACCCACAAACTGGACGGATGCTAACTGACGGTTCATTTGTAATGGACTGGGATTTTGTTTCGCTCTCTATTTCTTTATTTCCAAGTAGGTCAGCCCACTCACAAACTTATCTGGATTCAACCCCGTCTTGTCTATAATAGACTTGTATTGTTTCAGTGTTTTGCCCTTGAACATCAGCCGAGCCACACAGTGCCGACCGCAAGTGTTAATGTTGCCACTTTCTATCTGGAAAGGATGAGTGTTGTAATAGATCGGCAGACCGCTTCCTCGCATAAGATTCGTAAGATAAGGTTGGTCTTCATCCATCTGTTCTAGGCGAGACTGTGGAACACCATCTAGTTGTGCTTCGGGACGATCACCATACGGATCAAAGAACTCAATACCCTTTTTAGTTTTCAGCATACAACACCAGTGACCAGTATGCTCGTCTTCGGTAAGGAATAGAATAATACAACGACCTTTGGAATCAAAGCATTCCTCCAGCGATCGTTTCCTTGCGAGTTGAGGGTAAGTCATCAGCGAAATATCGTTTCCTAGCAGACGACGGATGTCTTCGTCCGACAAGGGATATTCTTGGACTTCTTCTACTTGGGTCATTATAAATGACCAAGAATATATGGGGTTCACCATTCGGAAAGGATCAAAAGAAGCCAAAGGAACCAAAGGCTCCGAAAGAGGAGAAACCGAAGAAGATTCCTCGTCTTACGAAGACTGATGTGCGTATGATGTTGGATTGTTCAGCGGGATCTATTAATGAGCCTCTCGTGTGTTGGGTAGAGCGTTGGATGACACAGTTGATACGAGAGAGATCGTTTCCTCCCCATCTTGTTCGGGCTGGGGGCTATCAATACCTACTTGACTTTCTGGGTGACGGAGCAACAGAGGTTCTGAATGCGATACGCCGAGATCATTACGGCTCGGGAACCCAACCGCGTGAAGGTGCTGGTGAAGATGAGTTTGGCTTCTTGATGGGTGTGCCGATGGTGGTGTGAAGTCTTCTACATTAATACCTACTCGGACTTCACGCTCACAACATTGCGAGACGAACCGATGTCCTATGATGGCTACGCAGAAACGGTACAGACCATATAATACTAACACTGCCGTCGTTGATAAACCCGCCGACGCGAGTGTATTGAGATCCATTGTAGTATTGCTCTAAAAAGCCGTGACAGCCCACGATAAGACAATCTTGGTCTGTGTTGAAGGTGATACTCCACTATCGGAAAGGAAGAAAGTAATGCTTCCTCCGTTCGCAGATGATGGGTATGCTGTGATTAACCATAGGGAAGAACTACTAGATACATCTACATCACTGTATCCCGTAGCAAGTTGGAGAGTTGTAGAAAGACTGGAAGTGCTGGTTAGAAATGGTGATACTCCCGTTATAGTTCCAGAATAGTATCCAGATGCTGGAGTCCAACTGATTGTTGAAAGAGTTGATAGACCACTGGGAAACTGAACTACAGAAAGTTTATTATTGACTCCTACTGATAGTCCATCACCAACATTGACGGCAATACCGTAAGTCGTACTTACAAGACCGCCATCAAGTCCAGTGACTCCTCTATCCGCGATCTTTAATGAAACTATGGGTGCCGATGGTGTAGTATTGTCCACATTAATAGGAGACACCGCAATTAGGGATGTTAATCCACCCGCTGGACCCGTAGGACCCGTCGCACCACTTCCCGCTGGACCCGTAGCACCCGTAGGACCTCTGTAAAGACCATTGCCCGATAGAAACTGGACACTTGTGTTCTGCGAACCTAGACGGAGTACCGCGTTCGTGTAAGTATAAACGGTGATAGTGATTGATTGACCAGCCGTAAAAGAGCAGACACCAGACAGCGTAAAGAAAGCGAGACCAGTTGTGATGATAGGAGTGAGTGAGAACGAGCCTTCAATGTACGATCCCGCTTGTCCGACACTGCTGTCTCCATCAAGAACGATACGGACATAATCTCCAGTCACGACTGGAGGAGTGGATGATCCAACATACTCGGTCTGAAACCCAGCAGAAACGGCATACTCTCCAGTCGTAGGGATCGTGAAACTGGGATAGTTAAAGACTTGCGTTGACGAAGGAGTTAGTGTTGATGCGGGTAGTTCGGGAAGTACAACAGCATCGGGAAGACCAGCGGGAGAACCAGCGGGACCAGTAGCACCAGTATTACCACGAAGACCAGTTGGACCTTGAATACCCGTAGCCCCGATAGGACCCGTAGCCCCGATAGGACCCGCTGGACCAGTAGAACCTTTGGAACCCGATGGACCCGTAGGACCCGATGGACCGCCCGATGGACCCGTAGGACCCGTAGCACCTCCCGTATTTGATCCTTGACTTGACCAATGTGTTCCATCGTTCGGCGGAGTCGTCGCCGTAGGACCAACTGCTAGGATACACTTATACAAAAACCCAGCGTACAAGACCTCATTATTCACGATGTATTGCGTGAATTGAGACCACTGGGCATATGACATCTTTGTAATGAAGCAAGAGAAGATTGGTGAAGTAAAAATAAGAAGGGATTGATGGAGAACTGTTATTTCAACTATTTAATTCCGATTTCTGGGGTTTTTTGTCCTAATGCTGTTTGGAGAAAGTATCCTACAGTCAAAAAAAGTTTGGAGAGCCTCTTGAAGAGTTTTGTGAATTGGGTAGTAGGACAAAAAAGTCCAAAAATCCGTATTTTTTTAATGGGTTAAACTTATTTGATTGATATTTACAAATGCGATGGGCAATGCTCTTCGGTTGGTTTGCTCTTGCTATCGCTACAGCAACACTGTCTCCGACGACAACTGGGACGCGTACGCACACTTCGTGTCCGACTCATACACCGACACTGATAGCGACACCGACACGGACTCGTGTTCCGACTTCCACGCCAACTGGGACTGGAACTGGGACTCGGACTAGGACTGCGTCTGTGTCCATAACCGCACGGGGAACACAATCGCGAACGATCACTACGACTGGCAGTGGGACAGCCACGCACAGTAGGACGGATACAGCAACAGCAACGGGAACGCGTGGTGCGTCTGTGACTCCAACTTCTACAATGACGGGAACGCTTACGGAGACTGGGACTGGAACCCAAACCCAAACCCAAACGGGAACCCAAACGCAAACGCTCACGCAAACTGGAACGGGAACTACGACCGAAACGGGAACGGGAACTCGGGCTTTGGCAGTGGCTCAACCGCAAACGCAAACTTCACAAGACTCTCCTCCTAACATTACCTACATTGCGATAGGTAGTGTTATGGGGTGTTTGGTCTTGATGACGATCGTGGTTGTAGCAGTGGTAATGAATAACCGCAAACCCTCCAAGAAACCTCTTCATTACCTTCCCACGATGATGAATGTTCCGTCGGCGGACCTTGCGTCAATGAACCCTTTGTCTTCACGAACGCTATATCCTCCGCAACAAACTCGTGGTCTAACAACAATAACAGACTGATCTGATGGCTGGGTTTGCCGTAGGGTTTCTGATCGCTTGGTTTCGGCAGATGTATAATGATTACCAAAAGCGTTCTACTGGTTGAGGATCCGTGCGTGGTGAGCGGACACGAGCCATTGGGGATAGTGCTTGTAGACGCAAACCCACCGACCTTGCTTCTTCAAATCACGACAGTCATCTTTGGTCATTCCGATGTGTGTCTTGAGGAGGTACGATAGAGCGTGGAAGGAGGTAGCCATTGGATACACGACGATGTGTGTTGCTTCGTTGAGTAAGAGACGGGTCTTCTTGTAATTGGTGAGATAGTGCGACAAGCAAAGCATCGTTGTATTTGTGTGACGACCCATCGTAGCCAGATCATCTATTAGTTTATGAACCACCTTTTCTGCTTGACCCGTGAAGGTATCGTAGTCGTCAAAGATCACACAACAATCTTGGAACTCGTCTAGTTCGGGGTAGTCGTCAATGAGAGTTTGGATATTGATACGCTTGGGCGGAGGAACCATTTTATCTAGCGTATTATCCTCCTCCAGTTTGGAAATGAGGTAGACGCTACGACTAGGATGGAGTTTGCGGTACAGTTCAGCGACCCCTTTGGCGAAATAGGACTTGCCCGAGCCAGACGATCCAGCAATGTAGAAGACCTCACGCTTCTTGGGATCGGGTGAGGGAAGGACACAAAGTTGAGAATCGTCGGGGAGGTTGATGGAGGTGTCTTTTGCGTCATCATAAAGAATACGCTCATACAGAGCCTTTCCTAGCCCCGTCTCACCAACCAACTGATCAGCATCCAAACCTTTGTGTCGGGCTTCGGCAAGACGATTCAAAAGTTTGACTCGGTCGGCGGGTTTGACTTCGCGGAGTTCGGTGGCGTACTTTGAGGCTTGAATCTCGCCTTTGGGACGACGACCTCCTTTGTGGTCGTCCTCGTGTAAATAAAGCACACTTCCATCTTCTTCACCGCCTTTCACGACAGCAATGGGTTTGGCTCCCTTTGCCTTATCAAAGGAGAGAGAGGGCATTTGACCTTATATGAGATATTTTCACAAAAAGCCATTTGCGACATTTTGATGTATCGTGATAGGTTAGGGCTTCCCACTCTATCACGATTATAGTTTATTACCGCTTTTTTGACTTTATTTACCTTCACACAAATGTAAAGATGGTTAGAACTTATCTTTTTTCCACTGGGCGAAGACGGTTCGTATGATGTTGTATATCCGTTCCTTGTTGATATCTAGGTCTTTCGGAGGACCTTTGAACCTCCTATCGTACTCTTCTAGGGTGAGATCCACGAAGTTTTTAGCCAGTTCTTCTATGTTGTTCTCTACTTGGTTCTGGCTGACTTCTAGTACATCGTTCTTATCCACACCAGTCTGAACAGCCATCTTCAATCCTCCGTTCCAAGAGTTCAGCAAGACTTCGGGGAACAGTTTGTAGAATCTCTCCGTCGCAAACTCCGTCATCCGTTCCTTACCACTCTTTTTTGCGGGTGCTGGTGCGGGAGCAGACGCGGGAGCAGTTGATGGAACGATCCCCAACTCTGCCATCACCGAATCAAAATCTTCCTCTTTCGGTTTCTCCTTTTCCTTCCCCTTCTTCTTGGGTACGGATTTCGCCTTCTCTTTCTCCTCCTCTTCCTTCCGTGCTTTCTCTTCTGCTTCCTTCCGTGCCTTCGTTTTCGCGACCTTCCCTTTCAGTATAGGAAGCAATTTAGATACTACGGCTTTCTTGCGACGATCGGAGATCATCTCCTTACCTTTTGTCTCACTGATCGTCTTGGCTTTGTCTAGTGTAGGATGAGCCTTTGTTCCCCAGTACTCGCGGTTCGCAACCGCCCATTCCACTGCCCGTGCTTCCAACCCTCTTTTCGCA